ATTCAATGGAAAGCTACGTGATGAAACATTTCAAAATACTGCACTCTCAAAGGCTATCGAAGCTGGTCACGGCGTTCTTTCACTGCCATGTGGGTTCGGGAAGACGACCGTATCCCTGGCCATAGCATGTAAGCTCGGTTATCGTACGATGATTGTCGTACACAAGGAATTCCTGGCGAACCAGTGGCGTGAACGTATTCAACAATTTTGCCCGGGAGCGACTATCGGGATGGTTCAACAGAATAAAAAAGAAACAAACTGTGATTTCGTGATTGCTATGCTTCAGTCCCTATCTCTGAAAGAATATTCGTTCGGAGACTTCGACAGTATAGGAACGCTCATCGTGGACGAGGCCCATCATATATGTGCGAAAGTATTTTCACAATCACTCTTCAAAATGTGTCCAAAACACATTTACGGATTATCAGCAACTCCGAATAGGAAGGATGGGCTTACGAAAGTGTTACATTGGTTTATGGGTCCCACATTCTTTTCAGTTGAAAGAGAGAACCAGGAACAAGTAGATGTTTTCCCTCTCGAATTTAAATGTGATCGGTACGAGGATCCACCACCGTGTACGCGTTTCGGGAAATTATCTTTAGCGACTATGGTTACGGAAGTTACAGAGATACCCGAAAGAAACCGTCTCATCTTGTCAACGATTAAGGATCTTTCAAAGACAACTCGACAAATTTTAGTTCTCAGTGACCGAAGGTTCCATTGTGAGTATCTTCATGAAAAATTTAAAACGACATCGGGACTGTACATGGGTGGTATGAAAGAGGCAGATCTCGCAGCATCCAGTAAAAAACAAATCATTTTTGCGACGTTCAGTCAGGCACACGAAGGTTTAGATATCCCCACTCTCGATACGGTCATTCTCGCAACTCCTAAGTCTGATATCATTCAGTCTATCGGGCGTATCATGCGCGAGACTACTGGTAAGAAGAACAATCCACGTATTTACGACGTGGTAGATCAATGGTCTGTATTTTTTGCTATGTACAACAAACGTCTCAGGGTATACAAGCAGGGTGGGTTTAACATCTCCGGTCAATCTTCTGAAAACCCAAAGCCGGATGCATTTTCGGTTGGAAAATGTCTCGTACATATATAAGATGACCCGGTGTTCAGTCGGTAGGGCCACACAAAAATACAGAGGGAATGCTACAGGTACAGGTACAAGTCAATGGATAACAACGGGGGATGATATCTCTTATTCATTGGGTGATGTTGGCATCGGGACGACATCACCCGACGCCAACCTTCACGTGACCGGAAACGCATTCGTCAGTACAGACCTCGCTTTGGGTGGTACTCTGACGATGGGAAATGTTCTCGTCGAGGCATTACACGAACTCTCGGCTATCACAGCTACCGGTAACGTCACACCACATGTTATAGAATTCACTAACCCTACGACAGGGCTAGTCACCACAGGTAACGTCGGTATCGGAACATCCACACCTGAGTACACTCTAGATGTCGCGGGGGGTATTAATTTTACGGGTGCGCTCACTCAAAATGGAACGTCGTGGAGGTCATCTCCATGGGTAATATCGGGGAGTGATATTTCCTACACGACTGGTCGGATTGGTGTAGGAACATCTACACCCGAGGCCACCCTCCACGTTGAGGGTAGCGTCTATGCATCCTCGAACCTCAATGTAGGAGGAACAGCGACAGGAAGCGCCGCGTCAGGGGTCGAACAACAACAGAAAATTCAAGCCTCAGATGCACAGGCGTATGACTCTTTCGGTTATAGTGTATCACTCTCCCCGGACGGAAATACAGCCCTTATCGGTGCGCACTTCGAGGATACGGGTGGCGATAATGCCGGTGCAGCCTATATATTCACTCGTTCTAACGGGACATGGACTCAACAGCAGAAAATACAAGCCTCGGATGCACAGGCGTATGACGAGTTCGGTTACAGTGTATCAATCTCCTCAGATGGAAATACGGCTCTTATCGGGGCGCACCGCGAGGATACGGGTGGCGATAGTGCCGGTGCAGCCTACGTGTTCACTCGTTCTAACGGGACATGGTCTCAACAGCAAAAAATACAAGCCTCAGATGCACAGGCATATGACAATTTCGGTAATAGTGTATCACTCTCCTCGGACGGAAATACGGCCCTTATCGGGGCGCGCTATGAGGATACGGGTGGTGATAGTGCCGGTGCAGCCTATGTGTTCACTCGTTCTAACGGGACATGGTCTCAAAATCAGAAAATACAAGCCTCAGATGCACAGGCGTATGACGGTTTCGGTAGTAGTGTATCACTCTCCGGGGACGGAAATACAGCTCTTGTTGGGGCGTATGTCGAGGATACGGGTGGCGATAATGCCGGTGCAGCCTATATATTCACTCGTTCTAACGGGACATGGACTGAACAGCAGAAAATACAAGCCTCAGATGCACAGGCATATGACTATTTCGGTATTAGTGTATCACTCTCCTCAGACGGAAATACAGTCCTTATCGGAGCGAACAATGACGATACGGGTGCTACCAATGCCGGTGCAGCCTATATATTCATTCGTTCTGGTGGAACATGGACTCAACAGCAGAAAATTCAAGCCTCGGATGCGGGGTTTGATGACTATTTCGGTCATAGTGTATCACTCTCCTCAGACGGAAATACAGCCCTTATCGGTGCGCACTACGAGGATACGGGTGGTACCGATGCCGGTGCAGCCTATATGTTCATTCGTTCTGGTAGTACATGGACTCAACAGCATAAAATTCAAGCCTCGGATGCAGGGATTGATGACCGATTCGGTATTAGTGTATCACTCTCCTCAAACGGAAATACAGCTCTTGTCGGTGCGCGCTATGAGGATACGGGTGGTGCCAATGCCGGTGCAGCCTATATATTCATTCCTCCTGATAGAACTGTTCTTTGTGTGGATACGACGACTAGTAGGGTTGGTATCGGAACAACCAGTCCTTCGTCCACTTTAGATGTCATAGGGGATATCAATTTTACGGGTGCGCTCACTCAAAATGGAACGTCGTGGGGGTCATCTCCATGGGTAATATCGGGAAGTGGTATTTCCTACACGACTGGTCGGGTTGGTGTAGGAACAAGCAGTCCTGCGTACACTTTAGATGTCATAGGGGGTATCAATTTTACGGGTGCGCTCACTCAAAACGGTTCGGCTTATGGTGGTAGTGGGTGGGTAATATCGGGGAGTGATATTTCCTACACGACTGGCCGGGTTGGTGTAGGAACAAGCAGTCCTGTGTACACTTTAGATGTCATAGGGGATATCAATGTAGGAAGCGTCGCGTCAGAATTGGAACAACAACAGAAAATACAAGCCTCAGATGCACAGGCATCTGACTATTTCGGTGTGAGTGTATCACTCTCCTCGGACGGAAATACAGCTCTCTTTGGGGCGCGCTATGAGGATACGGGTAGTGCCGATGCCGGTGCAGCCTATATATTCATTCGTTCTAGTGGGACATGGTCTCAGCAGCAGAAAATTCAAGCCTCAGATGCACAGGCATATGACTATTTCGGTGAGAGTGTATCACTCTCCTCGGACGGAAATACAGCTCTCGTTGGGGCGGTTGGCAAGGATACGGGTGGCGAAAGTGCCGGTGCAGCCTATATATTCACTCGTTCTAACGGGACATGGACTCAACAGCAAAAAATACACGCCTCAGATGCACAGGCATATGACTATTTCGGTTATAGTGTATCACTCTCTTCGGACGGAAATACAGCTCTCGTTGGGGCGTATGGCGAGGATGCGGGTGGTACCAGTGCCGGTGCAGCCTACGTGTTCACTCGTTCTAACGGGACATGGTCTGAACAGCAGAAAATTCAAGCCTCAGATGCAGGGATTGATGACCAATTCGGTTTTAGAGTATCACTCTCTGGGGACGGAAATACAGCCCTTATCGGTGCGCACTACGAGGATACGGGTGCTTCCGGTGCCGGTGCAGCCTATGTGTTCACTCGTTCTGGTGGAACATGGTCTCAACAGCAGAAAATTCAAGCCTCAGATGCACAGGCATCTGACTATTTCGGTTTTAGTGTATCACTCTCCTCAGATGGAAATACGGCTCTTGTCGGTGCGCGCTATGAGGATACGGGTGGTGCCAATGCCGGTGCAGTCTATATATTCACTCGTTCTAACGGAACGTGGTCTCAACAACAGAAAATTCAAGCCTCGGATATACAGGCATATGACAATTTCGGTCATAGTGTATCACTCTCCTCAGACGGAAATACGGCTCTTATCGGGGCGGTTGGCGAGGATACGGGTGGCGAAAGTGCCGGTGCAGCCTACGTGTTCACTCGTTCTAACGGGACATGGTCTCAAAATCTGAAAATACAAGCCTCAGATGCACAGGCATATGACAATTTCGGTATTAGTGTATCACTCTCCTCAAACGGAAATACAGCTCTCGTTGGGGCGTATGGCGAGGATGCGGGTGGTACCAGTGCCGGTGCAGCCTATATGTTCATTCGTCCTGGTGGAACTGTTCTTTGTGTGGATACGACGACTAGTAGGGTTGGTATCGGAACAACCAGTCCTGCGTACACTTTAGATGTCATAGGGGGTATCAATTTTACGGGTGCGCTCACTCAAAACGGTTCGGCTTATGGTGGTGGTTCATCTCCATGGGTAATATCGGGGAGTGATATTTCCTACATAGCCGGTGATGTCGGTATCGGAACAAGCAGTCCTGCGTACACTTTAGATGTTGCGGGAAATATCAATTTTACCGGTGCGCTCACTCAAAACGGTTCGGCTTATGGTGGTGGTGGTAGTGGGTCTTCGCCGTGGGTAATATCGGGGAGTGATATTTCATACACGACTGGTCGGGTTGGTGTAGGAACATCATCTCCCGATGCAAACCTCCACGTCGAGGGTAACGTTTATGTGTCCTCGAACCTCATTGTGGGACCACAAGTGTTAGCAACCCCCATTGTGTATCAACAACAAGGGAAAATACAAGCCTCAGATGCACAGGCAAATGACTATTTCGGTTATAGTGTATCACTCTCCTCAGACGGAAATACAGCTATTGTCGGTGCGTACCTCGAGGATACCGTTGGTTACGATGCTGGCGCAGCCTATGTATTCACTCGTTCTAACGGAACATGGACTCAACAACAGAAAATTCAAGCCTCGGATGTACAGGCATATGACAATTTCGGTCATAGTGTATCACTCTCCTCAGACGGAAATACGGCCCTTATCGGGGCGTATAACGAGGATACGGGTGCTTCCGGTGCCGGTGCAGCCTATATATTCACTCGTTCTGGTGTAACATGGTCTCAACAGCAGAAAATTCAAGCCTCGGATAGGCAGGCGTATGACTCTTTCGGTTTTAGTGTATCACTCTCCTCAGATGGAAATACGGCTCTTATCGGTGCGCACGTCGAGGATGCGGGTGGTACCGATGCCGGCGCAGCCTATATATTTACTCGTTCTAATGGAACGTGGACTCAACAACAGAAAATTCAAGCCTCGGATGCACAGGCGTATGACGAGTTCGGTTACAGTGTATCACTCTCCTCGGACGGAAATACAGCTCTTGTCGGTGCGCGCTATGAGGATACGGGTGGTGCCAATGCCGGTGCAGCCTATGTGTTCACTCGTTCTAATGGGACATGGTCTCAACAGCAGAAAATTCAAGCCTCGGATGCACAGGCATCTGACTATTTCGGTTATAGTGTATCACTCTCCCCGGACGGAAATACAGCTCTTATCGGTGCGCACTACGAGGATGCGGGTGCTACCAATACCGGTGCAGCCTATGTGTTCACTCGTTCTAACGGGACATGGTCTCAACAACAGAAAATACAAGCCTCAGATGCACAGGCATCTGACTATTTCGGTTATAGTGTATCACTCTCCTCGGACGGAAATACAGCCCTCGTTGGGGCGTATGGCGAGGATACGGGTGGTCCCCAAACCGGTGCAGCCTACGTGTTCACTCGTTCTAACGGGACATGGACTCAACAGCAGAAAATTCAAGCCTCGGATGCAGAGTTTGATGACCGATTCGGTCATAGTGTATCACTCTCCTCAGACGGAAATACGGCTCTTATCGGTGCGCACTACGAGGATACGGGTGCTTCCGGTGCCGGTGCAGCCTATATATTCACATCGACCGGTGGTCCGGGAAGTGATTCTGTTCTTTGTGTGGATACGACGATTAATAGGGTTGGTGTAGGAACAACCAGTCCGAGTGTAGAACTTCATGTATCGGGAACCGGGGCAATAATCGTGCCGAGTGGTACGACCGCAGAGAGACCTGGTACTTTGGTCACAGGGATGATCCGGTACAATACGACATCTTTAAAATATGAGGGGTATGGATTATATTCATGGTTAGATCTTAGTATCGCCGATGTAGTAACAGAATTGTACCCGTTTACATCACACACGTTTACACCTTGTAACGGTGATTCAAGGTACGGTCCTCAGCTCAGTGACGCTTTATCCACTTATGGTAATATAAGTCCGTGGGATAACACGAACTTTTTCAATATCGTAACACGCGGATTCCAACTCTGGACGGTTCCCAAAACTGGGACGTATCGGATAACGGCTCGCGGTGCAAGAGGGGGTGAAGCATCCTCGTCATACGCCCCGTATATTACCACACCTGGTAGTGGTGGATCGGTGCGTGCTGATATTGCCCTGACTATTAATACACAGGTCGTCTTTATCGTAGGACAAACTCCACCTGAATCAACCGGTGATTTTAGATCTGGTAGCGGTGGTGGTGCGACATGGGTCCTTAAACCTGGAGCGTACACGGATAATGATGACGTGTATATGGTCGCAGGTGGAGGTGGAGGTGCCGGACCCCGACACTATAATTCTGGAACAGCGGGTCATGCAGACGCATCGTCACAGGGTACGCTAGGTGTGGGTGGTACGTCTCACTGGAACGGTAACGGTGGTGGAGCTGGTTGGACCGCAGACGGTGATCCCGTTGGTGCACGGGGTGGTGTGCGACCAGCGGGTGGTGCCATGGGTGGTACGGGAACGACACATGGAGGTTTTGGTGGAGGAGGATCCGAATCCGGAGACTCGGCTGGCGGAGGAGCGGGTGCGACGGGTGGACGCGCAGCTCTTCGATACAATTCTACAGGTAGTGACACGGCAAGAGGTGGTACGTCGTATATTACGACGAATGCAACGAACCGTTCTTTCTTGGGTACTCATGGTTTAACTGGCGGTGGTAATGTGTATGTCGAATTTATTTCATAAAATCTTACTATATACTAAATGCTTGCCCAGGTATTGGAGGTGATGTGTCCAGGTGTACCGTATACGTCTAACGGTACATGGGAAAGTGTCATATTTAACGATGGAAACTTTTACAAACCCCATGATGAAATGTATGAATTAACACTCTACCAATTGACTCATGCTGAAGCTATTACAAAAATGCGAGAGCAACGAGACGCTTTACTCGATAAGAGTGATAAATACATGACTCGCGATTACCCCCACAGACTCGAAAAAGATATCCAAGATTGGGAGAAGTATCGTCAGGCTCTTAGAGATCTTCCAGTTACATCTCGTCCAACTTTAGATGAAGATGGAAATCTACTGAACGTCGATTGGCCGACCCCTCCTTAATAAAAAATTTCCTCCAAAGTGCATCCCACTTTGTAAGAAAAAACCTTCTACATAGTAGACATGGCTGCTAATGGTATCCTAAACTTTCGAGGGGCGAATAAAACTACGTTCGTCGGTGCCTCGTCAAACATAGTCTTGGATAATGTCATATCCAGTTTAGGAGTCGGTGTCGATGTGAATGGACCGACATCCAATTTACACGTTGTCGGGAACGCATACGTTTCTGCAGGCGTGACAATCGCAGGGAACATCGATTTTCAAACCATCACACGAAATGGGGTTCCTTTCATTGGTGGCGGTGAGATTGAACCTTCACCTTGGGTAACTTCGGGGAATGATATTTCTTATTCAAGTGGTAATGTTGCGGTCGATACGAATACTCTTTTCGTCGATTCTGTCAATAACAGGGTTGGGATCGGGACATTGACCCCGGCGACAACCCTCGACGTTTCCGGGGGAACCGTGACAGCCAGTACATTTATAGGGTCTTTACAGGGGAACGCACAGAGTTCGGATCAATGGAGTACCGGGAGAACTTTATCCGTATCTGGAGCGGTTACGGGAACATCCAGTGTGATTAACGGAACTCAAAATTCTACGTTAGTAACGACACTCGCCAATTTAGATACAAGTAAGATCACGACTGGTATACTTCCAGTCGCCCGTGGCGGGACTGGTGTCACTACGAGTACGGGAACGGGGAGTGTTGTTTTTTCAAACGCACCGGCGTTTACAGGGGATGCTACATTTGCTAGGGTTGGTATCGGAGCATCTACTACACCTGGGTACACGTTGGATGTTACGGGGGATGTCAATTTTACAGGTAACCTCACACAAGGTGGAAACCCGTTCGGTGGTGGTGCTTTTTTAACCGACGGTACGAAAGCCTATTATACTGATGGACCTGTCGGTATTTCGAATACTGAAGTTTTGACTACGCAAACACTACAGGTGGGGGCGAATGTAGCGGTTAACGACACGGCGAATGATAAGCTTACCGTTACCGGAAACGCATATGTGTCGAGAACTTTACACGCGGTTGACCTAGTGCAGACGTATCAGGTGAATTGTAACGCACTTTTCATTAAAGATGTTCGGGTGACCAATCGAGAACCTCACGATGGTAACGATTCCGGGTACACGCCGAACGTTTTATGATGGAAATTAATATATCGTTTTTAATTAATGGCACAGGTCGGATTACGTATTGATGGTAGAAGTAATGCCTCGCAATTCGGGTATTCGGTAGATATGAATTTCGCCGGTAACCGTATCGTTGCGAGTGGTATCGAATACGATAGTTACCGCGGCTATATAGGTATATGGAATCTTGTTGGCAGTGGTGCGCAACGGACATGGGTTCAATACGGTAGTTATATCAACGGACCTCATGCAGCTGGTAAATTCGGACATTCCGTTTCCATGAATTATGCCGGTACACGAATACTCGTAGGTGCACCGGATGTTAACCGGGTATACATTTACGATGATACTGGTTCGGGGTTCTCGTTAACTCAAACGATATACCGATCGGGAAGTCCGAGTTTTGGGTATGCGGTTTCTCTCGCGGCTGACAGGGGGCTTAAATTCGTGGCGAGCGCACCTGATTATGGTGCGGGTGTTGTCTACGTGTATGAAAAAACAGCTAACGGGGCCAATGGGTTTACCCTCTCTCACACTGACGATGGATCGAATATATATAATCATGTTCCTATTTCTACTAGTTCATACGTACGATTAAACAGTTCGTTTAATCGTTACGGACATTCCGTTCACATGGCTGCGTTCGGTAGACATTATATCGCCGGTATGCCCGGTACGAGAAAAGAGAGTTATCCATCGAGTGACCACAGTGGTGGTGGTACATATAACAATATCGCATATAGTACTAACATTGACCTACAGGGTTACACGGGCCCCCAATATAGCAATCACCCCTTTTACGGGGGAATACGTCCGGGATTCGACTATTATGTATTAAGATACCCCCAATACCAGGTTGGATACGTTCGAGTAAAACGTTGTCCGGAAAATGGAAACTGGACATCTGGTGTCACGACAGTCGGCGGTACTACGAGTACCAGTAGTGGGAACGGTGGTGCGGGAACGATTAAAGGTCCCAATCTAAATACTACTCACATGACAAACTGGAATGATTACCAAGATATTTCGTTTGGGGGTTTTGGGTCAGCTGTTCAAATATCACCTGATGGAACTCGTATCTCCGCGTCAGCACCTGGTTATTTCGATGGATCGTTTACGGACGCGCATACGGGAAGAATTCTATATTATGAATACGATACAGGTGAAGCAAACTGGGTTGAAAATCTACGACCAAATTTAAATACGTACTTACAGAGTCAACACGGCTATGCTTTAGCCATGGGGACCGATGGGTCGCGTCTATTTGCGTCCATGTACGATAGGGCATATATGTTTTTAGCCTATGATTATTCGGGATCGGAATGGTACCGCGTGAGTGAAATTAAGTATAAAGAGTCACCTTCGGGGGAATTACAGGGATTTTCAATTGCGACAAAAAGTGGTGACCTGGTCGTAACTGGTGCTCCGGGAGGGCCCGGTCCTTTCAATACTAGAAAGGGTTATGTGTACGTATATGAATACCCCTTAACGAGTGTATTTAGAGGTAATTCGTTATTTGAAGGGTATGTTAAGGCTGATGAGATTGTCGTAGGGTCTACGACGAATAATACGAATACGAAACGAATTCTATTCGGTGGTACGAAAGGTGATAACTTAGTTGACGCATCAACCATACAAGTTGTACATCTCGGTACTACCGATGACCGCGATTCGGAAATATTCATGTCGAAGTGGTATGGGTCCGATAGTGATGGAGGTACTGGTGTTCCCCACGGGTCTTCTACGACGGCATGGAATGATACTATGTCAAACGATAGGTTTTTATACGGAGACCGATTACGTTTGAAAGCACCTAAAATAGAGTTTCATCTACAACCGTCGAATGCACAAGAGGTCGCTCAAAAGTATTCTGAGCAACCGATCATCACGATCACTAGCCAAGACCCCGGGCTTATAGATAACAGTAGTTTCCCCCCCAGGTTCCTCACCAACATACGATCGGGGAGTACGACATCAACGAAATATGCCGGTCTACGCCTCACTTCTGCGAGTACAAATACGTGGGTTGGGTCTGATCATGGTATGCCATCCGATGGAGATTACTATACGTTTTCACCAGCGAACGATGGTTGGTTACGTTTATACGGTGGGGCTAGTGGACAAGGGAATATGATCGGAGAATACGCAGGATTACAGGTTGGGAATTTATACGTAGCGGGGTCTATTTCCGGACCAGGTGCACCGTCCGGTGGGGGTAGTAATAATATAGTCGCCGACGGTCAGGTTGCATCGTATACTCCCCTTACCCCGGGTAATCACACCATCATCAACTTCAATTCCAGAGTCAATAATGGGAGCGACAGGGCGTTCATCTTGGTACAAGACGAGAGTGCTTATCTAGGTGGTTCTTCGAGTGAAGATTTACGCATGACGATAGGCGTTTATAACGATTTCAGACAAAGCACTTCTCACTCCGATGAACTCTGGCTACAGGGTGGTGGTCGTCTGTGCTACAACGTCGGTTCGTGGGACAACGAACTCAACACCATCATAGGTACTCCTGGTGTCGGTGGAGCACAGGGAGGTGTCAGGCATGAATGGAGGATAAACAACAGTATCCGTATGGCCTTGGACAGCGTCAGTACGCTTTTTGTTTACGGTAATGTTAGTGCTAATAATGTATCCCCTTCTGATGACCGAATCAAATATAATGAGGAAGAAATTACAAATTGTTTGGGAATTGTTAAACAACTTCGGCCTTTAAAATACGAAAAGTTAAACGTACCAGGTGAAGTAACAGGTACGTGGATACCTACAGATGATGAATGGGAAAATGTGAAAAATGACTATAATTGGAACGATGAATATGGTTTCATCGCACAAGATGTCAGAAATATACCCGGACTCGATATACTCGTTTTCGGTGAGGAAACTAAAAAAAATGAAATAATCAAAACTGTACCCGAATACAACGAACTTTTAGAAAAGGATCGTGCAAACTATACATACCGTCCAGACACTAACGATTATAGACACAACGATAGTGGCGAAACACAGACCCCTTTAAATCTCAGTTATATCGGAATTATACCCATACTCACCGGCGCTGTACAGGAATTGTCGAGTGACTTGGAACAGGAAAAACAGAAAACAGAAAACTTACAGACACGCCTGACAGCATCTGAACAGGCGTACCAGTCATTATTAGAACGCGTAGTGGCTTTAGAAAATGCTTAAAATGTAACACGTGATGTTTTGTCACGCGGTACATTCATGATACTTACTTCTTAACGGAATCCATCGCAGCGAGTGCGAGAACCCCGACGATGAAAAACATGACAACATAGTTGCATTCCGTGGTTTCATCGATTACGGGCTGAGCCTTCACAACCTTCTTCTCTGGTACTTTTTCGAAATTTTCATCCACGACTTCCCGCTTTCGGAAATTCGTGGGGATTTCGAGTGGGTCATCGAAATCTATAGGGGCATACCCTATCATTTACTCTATGTTTACAAATTAATTTCAACCTTCTTCTTACGACCACGCTTAGCCTTCGCCGCTGGCATTTTGACTTCCTTCACTTCATCATCACCTTCATCTACAGCCCCACCCTCTGACACGATGTCAGATATATCGTCACCGTCATCGGGAACCTCGGGTGTATACTCGACGGATTTCTGTATGGGTGTTGTGTTCATCGGGGGTGTTGGGGGCATCATGATACCTCCCATCAGACTGGAAATGTCGAGACCGGGTCCCTTCATCTCATATTTTTCACCATTGGACGCTGGAGGGGATGTCTGATTACTATTGGCCATGGTATTCTGAACCGCACTCATCATATTATTTACCAAATCGGGATTTTGTTTCATGACATCATTCATATTTGGCATGACCTGTTTGAACATACTGTTCGTGAGATGGAACATCATCGCACTTCCACCAAGCATCATGATGAGCTTGACTTCGGGGGCGATATTCATCTTCGTGCGGTATTTCACAAAAAGTTCTTCAAACACTTCATCGTAATCATCCTGTGTCTCCATGACATTTTCAGACCAGCCGTCAAGCTGAATATCGAATGGATTATACCGCTTGTTCAAGAACTCCAACCCAGTGACACACGCAATTAACATACGTCGGGAGAATTTAACAGATTTATCAACTTCGATACTGTACGTAATGCGTTTCACTTCTGTTCGGAGCTCATCCACGGGTGAATACGCATTCAGACGCTTGTTCACGTTAAACCCTCGCTTCTCTAAACGCCCGAGTTTGTTTACGAGGTCAGACTTCTCCTCGTCGATCGTTTTATAACCAGGTGAAGGAGTGTCTTCAGGTGGTTCCATTGGACCGTAGTCCATACCAGGACCATTATCATATGGGGTATCATCTACGTATTCTCCGTGATCGACAGGCTCTTCCATTCGAGGGGGTGCTGGAATATTTTGCTTCACTGGATTCGCGAATGCGTCAACATCTTCTTGAAACCCCATCGTAGGTTGAGGTTCACGACCTTGCATTCTTTGTATGACAGGTGGTGCGACTGTTCGTGGCCGTGTAAAATCTAATTGGATCTCATCCATCATAGCTTGTTCGTTATCATTTAACTTCATGACAGAGGTGTCCCCTCTGTCCAGAATAATTTCACCGTCCATTACTCTGTATAATGAAACTAATCTTTTCTCTTTAACGCACTTAATAAAAAAATGTCAGTACATAGTACATGAAACTCGATAAAACTAATCGGTCGACACTCAAAGCTATCGCTATCACGATCATATTAATTTTGATTATCGCCGCTTTATCCAAAGGTAGAGTGAGTATGTACCAGCCCAAATCTATCAAGATCCAGCCTGTATCGGAGGAACCCTTCACTGGTCTTAAAAGCAGTGCGGAATGCCTCAATGACAGTGTATACTCGACGAGCCTCGGTGGTGTATGTGGTGGTCAAAAACTCGTTCGTGACCACGCGAACTACAAAATCGTAGATTAAAAATTAGTCAACACTTCCCATTTCCAGTTAAATTTATACCGAATTTTTAAGTGGATAATTTCTGTGTGTATTATAAATGGCTCTCGTTACAGCGCCTCAGCCGACCATTCCCGACTTTGAACATGAATATCACACGGTCATCGTAGATACTTTCGATCAACCATCTTCCCAGTATTCCAATGGAATAAACGCCCTTTTACCCACACCCCTGGAAAATGTTATCCAGGTTGAATTACTTGCTGCTCGGTTCAAGGGTATCGGTGCGAGTACCGAACTTATTCACGTTTCGATTGATGAGTTGAAAAATACATTCTTCCAACGCGCGAAGAAAGATTTAGATGTTAGTGGCCACAATAGTATAAACGGATCTTTCGGTTCGATCGTCACAACCGGAAACACAACACTTACTTTTACGAATGAATACCCTATCTCTCAACAATATTTGACACCCATTCGTAAACTCGATAGGTTAAATGTGAAACTGTACAAGCAAGATGCTGTCGATATTTTGGCTACTGCTCAAGTGTTTTTGGTGTTTAATTTTGTATGCAAGAAAAAGAACTTGATGTGATCGTTTCAGGGCGTTACGTGTATACAATTTAAAAAATACCATTATTATAATAAGTATGTCATCTGGAATTGTACAGCTCATAGCGGTCGGAGCTCAAGATGAACATATTATCGGAGACCCTGAAATTTCTTTTTTCACGTCGACGTTCAAGCGACACTCTAACTTTTCACAGTCTCTAGAGAAACAAACAATACAAGGGGCTGTGAAAAATAATTCCATGTCATCTATCCGGTTCGAACGAAACGGTGATTTACTCGGGTATACATACTTTACAATCGATAATAACACAAATTCCGTCGATATTCAGGATTGGGGTAGGGTAATCGATAAAGTTGAGCTTCTCATAGGCGGTCAGGTTATCGATGTCCAGGATCATGATTTCACTGAAAAGATTGCTATCGATACGTACGCACAAAATGTTACTAAAAGTTCTAACGGTACACACCCCGGTGCGAGCGCCCGGTCGTATTTCTACCCACTTCGTTTCTTTTTTTGTGAAGGTCCCCAGTCCGCTATTCCACTCGTAGCTTTGCAGTACCATACGGTCGATTTGCGAATTTATTGGGGTCCCGAAGCGAGTAATTATAACGTAGAAGCGTATGCGAACTATTACTACCTTGATAATGAAGAGCGGGGTATGATGACTTCGCGTAAACATGATATTCTCATCACACAGGTACAGAAAAACATCCCATCTGGCGAACTCGTGCAAGAACTCATGTTTAATCACCCGGTCAAGTACATAGCATGCTCCAATACAAATTCAGAAAGTACACTCACATCGATCGATAATAAGATTAAGATGAGTATTAACGGTACCGATATAGGAGCGTATAAATTCGCTAAACCGCATTACGTCGATATCATGAGTTATTACCATACAAACTTCGTGACGTCACCTGATTTCTTTCTTCACTGTTTCTGTCTAAACACGAGCTCACTTCAACCGTCGGGTTCGCTCAACTTCAGTCGTTTAGATTCGGTTAAGATACATAGCGAGACGAAACCGTTAATCGACCCCATATACGGTGTAAACTATAACATTCTCAGGGTGAATAACGGTATGGCAGGGCTCATGTACGCGAATTAAAATGCGACACTATATTAATGCCGAAGAACTTGAGTACTGTCGGTGGTGCCACGAAACTTCGGTTCGGTAAAAACTGTCGAGAAGATCAGGCGGAAAACTCGATCGTATTCAATGCGAGTGAAGAGAAAATCGATGCGACCGGTGCGAGTGGCGTGTACATCACTCCACTCGAATTAGCATCCGATTTTACCGGTGTCGGTACGGATGACACGACCAATACGTTCGTCGCGTACAATCAAAGTACGCATCAACTTTTTAGGACACAAGTCCCTTTATCTATTTCAGCACTTTCTGGCGCCGGAGGAAATAGTGGAGATTTGACTGTCACGGGAAACCTGTACGTTTCCGGAAACGTGACGTCAGTCGGTACGGTCGCAAACCTTCACGTGACTAATACGACAATCAAAGACGGTCTCGTCGAAATCGGCACCAATAACACCGATTTAGCTACTTTTGATCTGGGACACATTCTCAACCGCGGACCTAACGGTTCGAACGTCGCCGTAGCATATGATGCGAGCGCTACAGAACTCGCGATCGGCTACACGGACGATAGTGCGATGGAAGTGACACAGGTCACAGTCAATGATGCTGAAACCATGAACGTCCATGTCTATGGTCAATTATACGCAAACTCAAATATCGGTGCGGCGAATACAGCGCCCGTACACAACCTTTCCGTAGGTGAAAAGTGTTTTATCGACGGTTCTGGAGATTATTCGAATGTTATCGAAGCGCGTGGTAATACGTACACGACCGGGAACGTATACGTCGAAGGCGGTCTTATCACGAATACAGGCGGTGTCACTAAAAAGACGTACAGTCACCAGGGTACGTACGCTAGTGGTACATCAGTCGCAAACGCAAAACTCACATTGACGTTTTCGCAACACGCGTTTTACGCTAAAATTGTCGCACAACTCCTGGATAATGATGATACAGAAGTGAGTACGATGACCCTGGACATAGCCGGTGGTGAACGTGGTGGTGACGCGACCCCGTTAGCTATTGCGATGGGACCCATGTCTATTTTCGGAAATACAAACACAAACCCATGGAGTTCTACGGTGGACGTAGCACCCACGACAGTTGCTATTAAACCTTCGTTTAATTTGACTTCACCCGGTAATTACAATATATTTGTCGAATACATTTCCCGTAATACAGCCGGCGAACTTACGAGTTTGACTGTAGGTACGGGTACACCCATAGAATTCGGATACTGAATACACTCTCTCCAAATGACCTGTTCGTCATTTGCAAAGATGTTTTTTATATAAGCTAACTATAGATGGCGCATACTAACGTCCAGTTAGTTTCAGGAAACCTCACTACAGGTGGAGAGGATCCCACATTTTACGTCGATCGGGTCAATAATATGGTTGGAATAGGAGGTGTACCTGACACGAGTGGTGACGATTCGACAAACGTTCTACAAGTTAATGGAAGTATGCTCGCAACAAAGTATCACGGTGATGGATCTAGTCTGACAGGTTTAAATGATTCTAAATGGCTCGAATATTCGGGCGACGCGTCCAAAATTTATTATAACGGTGGAAATGTTGGCATCGGGACGAATAATCCTGATGGGACACTTCACGTTCAGGCAGACAATAGGGTGCACATTACAGCTGGAACCGTGCCTGCATTTACCGGTGTGAACGCAGTTTCGGATGGACGATCCCAACTCGTATTGAGTTCAAGGTACTCAGACTTGGTTATAGCATCTTCATATGTAAATAACAATCACGGGTCAACACTTTCGTTCGCTGCGGTTAATCCCAGTAATACAGCAGAATATAGAAAATTTGTAATAAATCAGGGAAACTGGGGATCTAGAAAGGATTTCCTAGATTTTGGACTTTCGGCTTCTGCAAGTGATCCGAACCCTCACAGTTCCATTAATTCCACAGATACAGTTCTAACACTAGATGGAAATAATAAACGAGTTGGTATCGGGACGATAAGTCCGGGTTACAAGTTACATGTATACGATGGTACGGCACAAGCGAGTTGGCGTAATTTTTACGTGCGACCCACATCTTTATGGGGTGATGGGTTAACCACTGCTTCAGAAACGGCGGGTACGAAGTATATGACGATGAATATGATTATGCTACAAGGTCCGCATATCACACCTTCAAGTACAGGACAGAATGCATATATTCGTTACGGACGAGCGGGTGGGATTGCGTCTGGTAATTGGTGGGAAACTGCGTGTGTAACAGATGGGTCGTTCAGAATTAGACGTGAAGCGAATGACTCATATGGTATGACAATAAATTCTAGTGGTTATGTCGGTATCGGGACGTCGAGTCCGGGTGCGAAACTACATGTGAATGGTGATGCTAACATTAATCTAGGAAGCGGTTCGAGACAGTGGTTTGCTTGGGATTCACCGGATGCCGGGACACGTTATTCCAGTACTGGAACTTGGAGTTACGCAAGTATATACGCAAGTTGGCATATAGTTACTAAGGGTTCTCTAGCATCAGCTGGTGGAGTAGTCGGTGCTTCCGATGAACGTATAAAGAAAGACATCATTGATGTTGATGATGGTTCTGCTTTAGAAACTTTAAGACTTTTGAAACCTAAACAGTATAAGTACAAGGATTATGCCAGACGAGGTTCTGAACCTGTATGGGGATTTATTGCACAGGAAGTTCGTGAAACTCTACCTTACGCTACAATAATAAAATCGGACAGTATTCCGAATATATACGAGTTGGTGACTGTTTCTAACTCTAACGTTATTACTTTCACAAACTTTGATACTTCCACGCTCGTGAGTAATGCTTCCGTCTTAAATATATTTGATATGAAGGAAGTGGAACATACGATTACAATAAACGAAGTGATCGATGAACACACTATTCGCGTTGAAGAAGACTTGAGTGAGTGGATTGCTTCAATTGACGAGACTGGAAATGTTGTAGCAGGTAATCAACTCTTCGTCTATGGACAAGAGGTAGACGACTTCATATACCTTAAGAAGGAAGCCATTTTCACGGTGGCTACGGCAGCCCTCCAAGAGGTGGATAGACAACTCCAAGCCGAGAAGGCAAGAAACGATGCACTCGAAGCTCGTATAACAGCTCTCGAGAATGCTTAGTCCCGAGTGCCTCCCACATTGTATCATTACCTCATATAAAATGCATTACATTTTATCTAAGCTAATATAAATGGTCGCGACGACGAGCCATATATTTTCAGGGAAGGTCGACATCGCGAGTAACCTACAAGTTGGGTCCTCGCACTTGTTCGTCGATACCGAAAATGATAGGGTCGGTATAACCACAGCTAGTCCAGATGCGACTCTACACGTAAACGGAAACGTGTACGCGACGAGGTTCGAAGGCGACGGCTCACTTCTCACTGGTATAGCCTCTAATCTCGAACAGATCACAAATAACGGAAACGTCACATCGAACGCAGTTCAGTTTACGAATCCTGACACAGGTATTATCACGACCGGTAATGTTAATGTCGGAAATAAACTCTCCGTGGCTAGTCTCACACCCGGGACTGTACCATATGTCGATGGAAATAACACACTCGTCGACTCTCATATCACTCAGGGTACAGATAAGGTCTCGATCACATCTAACCTTGAAATCACGGGAAACATACTCATGAGCGGAGAAACATATAAAATCGATTCACAATCCCTTGAAGTGAAGGATCGTATCGTCGGTATTGCGTATGATAACACGTTAAGTGGTGCCGATACGGGTATTCTCATGGAGTACCCCACGAAAAACATCGGTCTCATACACCACGGCGCATCGGGTAATCCGTACGCACAAGAATTCACGATTGGCTATACGCAAAATACCGCGACTGATACGACAATACTAAATGATCCGGCCAATAAAATCACTGTGAACGTTCTCGGTGACCTCCACACACAAAATAACATGACTGTCGATTCGGGTGGGAGTTATTTCGGAGACGGTACGACCCTCACGGGTGTTGCCCTTGAGACTGATATGACAAGTAATGCTGCGCGCATCGCAAATATTGAAACTGTAAACGGGACACAAACTGGTTTAATAACGGGTTTACGAACCGATGTGACTTCCAATGCATCTCGAATTACCACGTTAGAAACCGCGAATACAGTACAGGCAGGATTAATTACGTCGATTAAATCGGACGTAACATCCAATACCGCGCGTATCGCAACCCTCGAAGCGGCGAATACGGTTCAAGCAGGATTAATCACTGCCATAGAAACCGACGTGACTGATAACGCTGCGCGTATCACAACCCTTGAAGATGCCAATACAGTCCAAGCTGGTCTGATCACCGCCATAGAAACCGACGTGACTGATAACGCTGCGCGTATCACAACCCTTGAAGATGCCAATACAGTCCAAGCTGGGCTAATCACTACTTTAACAAACGATCTTTCGGATAACACCGCACGTATCACGACCCTAGAAGCGGCGAACACGGTTCAGGCGGGTTTGATAACCGCTATAGAAACCGATGTTGCGGATAACGCCGCACGTATTACGAATCTCGATACAGATCTCAGTGATAACGCCTCTCGCGTGTCCGTGTTAGAAGCCACTGATGCAGTCTATGCCGGTCTACTCACGGGTCTCCGTACGGACGTGGACGATAACGCTTCTCGCATTTCAAATTTAACGTTTAACGATGTAGTAAACGTGAATAACGCGACTTCGAATACGGTTCAGTTCACAAACCCGACTACAGCTTTGACGACCGACCTCATTTCGAACGTCGGCATAAAAGTCGACCAATTACACAACGTCAATCTCGACGGACCACTGACTGACCAGTTACTCGTCTATGATGGCACGGATTGGGTGAACGATTATCCAAGGCACACGTACATTCAAATTAGAAACGACACAACCGGTACAATCGATGCGGGTGACGCAGTTTATGTGAAGGGTACACATAATGCTAATATTTTGAACGTGGGTCTGGCAGATTCGAGCGACCCCACTAAGATGCCGTCTATTGGTCTATCGAATCAGGCTCTCCTGGCTGGTCAACAGGGGACAGCCGTAGCCTACGGTAAAGCCCTCAATGTCGCTACAGGGACGTTCATCGAAGGTGAGACTGTGTATGTGAGTAACACAGTTCCAGGTGGTTTATCTAATGTAAAACCATTCAATAACGATCTCATTCAAAACATTGGCTTGGTTACAAAAATACACCCTACTAACGGTGCCGTGTTTGTCACTGGTATCGGTCGCGCGAACGATGTTCCCAACGCTCAAATCGTTCTCGACGAGGATGCCATCAACTATGTCTACGTGAACAACGTGAATAATGATTTCAAAAAAATTGAACCTTCAAATTTATTAACTCAACTTCAGACACTCGAACAAGTTGTCAACACCGGAAACACCGTGTCGAACACTATAAATGTCACTGGACTTGTCACGACCGATAATGTTGAAGTGGGTTCAAACATATCCATCGCTGGACTCACCCCAAACAAAATTCCGATTATCGGAGCTGGAAACTTTCTCGAAAATTCCACCATTGGTCGCTCTAACGGAACTATCGTCATTTCGTCAGATGTAGAAATTTTGGGAAACATCACCGTCGATGGTAATTCGTATACCGTCGAATCAAATAATCTTGTAATCAATGACCGTATCATCGGTATCGCTAACAACAATACGTCCCACGAACTCGATGTGGGTATCATCATGCAACACCCCGGTAAGAATATTGCCCTCATTCACCACGGTGAATCCCAAGGTGATTCCGATCCTCACGATCATACCTTTACGATTGGGTATACACAAAATACGGTGACAGATAATCACATCTTCGATGACTCGAATCTCATAACCGTAGAAATTCTAGGTAATCTCATCACACAAAACAATTTGACTGTCACGACCGGAAGTTACTATGGTGATGGTACGACCCTCACGGGTGTCGCCCTTTCGAGTGATCTCACCGATAACGCTTCTCGCATCAGTGTGTTGGAAACGGACCTGACCTCGAACGCCTCTCGTATCGGAGTGGTGGAGACGGATCTAGCCTCGAATGCTTCTCGTGTATCTACTTTAGAAGATGCCAACACGGTTCAGGGTGGTCTCATTTCAACTTTAACAACGGACTTGGCCTCGAATGCTTCTCGTGTATCTACTTTAGAAGATGCCAACACAGTTCAGAGTGGGTTGATTTCCACCTTAACCACGGACCTGGCCTCGAACGCCTCTCGTGTATCTACTCTCGAAGACGCGAACACGGTTCAGGCTGGGCTGATTTCCACCTTAACCACGGACCTGACCTCGAACGCCTCTCGTGTATCTACTTTAGAAGATGCCAACACGGTTCAAGCTGGTCTCATTTCAACTTTAACAACGGACTTGGCCTCGAACGCCTCTCGTGTATCTACTTTAGAAGATGCCAACACGGTTCAGGGTGGTCTCATTTCGACTTTAACAACGGACCTGACCTCGAACGCCTCTCGTGTATCTACTTTAGAAGATGCCAACACGGTTCAAGCTGGTCTCATTTCAACTTTAACAACGGACTTGGCCTCGAATGCTTCTCGTATCGGTGTGGTGGAGACAGACCTGGCCTCAAACGCTTCTCGCATCGGTGTGGTGGAGACAGACCTGGCATCGAACGCTTCTCGCATCGGTGTGGTGGAGACAGACATGACCTCGAACGTGATTCGTATATCGGACCTTGAAGCGGCTAACACTGTACAGGGAGGTTTGATCACCGCGATTGAAATTGACGTGACGAGTAACGCACTACGTATATCGAGCCTCGAAGCCTCGAACGTGGATATATGGTCAAATCTCGCCTCGAACGTCACGAGGATTGAAACATTAGAAACGGCTAACACAGTCCAAGCGGGATTAATCACCTCTTTAACAACCGATCTTTCGGATAATGCTGGGCGCATCACGACCCTCGAAGATGCCAACACTGTTCAGGCTGGACTAATCACCGCCATAGAGACGGATATGACTTCCAATTCTGGGCGCATCGACGCATTAGAACCACGTGTGACAAACCTCGAGGCTTCGAACGTGGATATATGGTCAAACCTGGCCTTACTCACTCTCGACGATGTCGTTAATGTCAATAACGCGACATCGAACACGGTTCGGTTCACGAACGCGACCACTTCACTCACCGCCTCGGGGAATGTCACGGTCTCCGGGAACGTGACATCGACTACAGCCTTAATAAGCAACGCAGCTACACTAGGAACCACGAAAGAGTTTGTTGTGACGGCGAGTGGTGGTGTCTTTTATATCGATGGAGTTCAGCAGCTTTCACTCGAATTACACGAAAATCAGACGTATCTTTTTGATTTGACAAATCCCGGGACCTCACACCCTTTTAGACTGGCTACCTTGGCTGACGGGGGTGGTG